CGAGGTCATTAAAAATGATATTCGAAAAGGGACATACCAAGTTCGCCTAAAACCAGGGCCAAGTTTTGAAGGACAAAAACAACAAGCACTGGATTCATTGCAGCAGATACTCCAAGCCGACCCGCAGGCATTTGGGTTAATTGCTGACCTTTATGCTGAAAATCTACCGCTTATGAACACAATTGAGATTAAAAACAGGCTCAAAACGCTTGTCCCTCCCCAAATTATAGAAGCAGGAAAAACCGGTAAGATGCCTAATGAATCAGGACAGCCCTCACCTGAGCAACAAGCAATGGCTATGGAGCAGCAGGCGCAACAACAGCAGATGCAATTGAAGGTTAAAGAAGTAGAGCTCAAAGAAAAGGAAATAGAGCTTAAGCGTCAACAAATCATCATGGAAGCGCAATTTAAGATTCAAGAACTAGAAACGGAGCGTATGGAAACGGCTGGAAAATTACAAGAGCAAGAACTTCGGTATGCAGCAGAAACGCAGCGTACGCAAAGCGATACCAATATTGCTCACGCTAATAATTTGGTGAAGATTTTGACGCAGAGAATTTAACAATAAGTGAGGACGTTATGAGTACAGAAGCAAGTAGTATTGATGATATGTTGATGGGAAATAAAACACAAGCTCACCCTGAAACACCCGAATATGATAGCACACAGGATGAGTCTTCCCATGCAGAAATACCTACTGATTATGAGGAGCCAGAAGCCACTAACGAAACCTTAGAAGAACCCGAAGAATCCGCACCTGTAGAAATTGATGATTATGGAAATGCCAAAGAAAAGCCCCGCATGTATAGTGAAGAGGAGGTCAGTGAGCGAATTAATAAAGCTATACGCGAACGTTTGGCTCGCATGAAAACGCAAGATAAGCCTATGCCAACAGTAGGACAAGTACAACAAGCCCAAGAATTTAACTACAACCCGGACTCAGAACAAGGGTGGCAACAACAGTTAGAATCTTTCGTTGAGCAAACCTTTACTAAAATAAACCAACGTCAAGCCTCGCAAGCACAGCAACAGCGTGAGATGGAGGCCCATAATGAATTTCAAGAACGCTTTGCTAATGGCATGGATAGATTCACTGATTTCAAGGAAGTAGTAGGAGCGCAGCCAATAACCGACCCTATGACGCTTGCATTGCGGGGTGTGAATGACCCTGCTGCCTTTGTATATGCGGCCAGCAAGCGTCATCCTGCAGAATTGCAACGCATTTCTCAATTAGGCGACCCTTATGCGCAAATGGTGGAAATGGGAAAATTAGAGGAGCGTATGCGAAAAACTAAAAGCGCTACTAATGCACCAAAACCCTTAGGACGAACCAGGGAAGATGCAGGCATGCCTGTGGCTAAAAAACAAGATGGTGACAGCATAGAAGATTTGATTGCTAGGGCCGATGCCAAGAAACGTGCGCAACTTACCGCTCGCCGAGGACGCGGATAAGTCTGATAAAAATATTAATAACCAGGCATTTATTGTTGACATTTAGGATGTATTGTCTTTAATATAATCTCCATGCGTAAGAGGGTCCATTCCTCAATGTAACTTAAGACGGTAATTATTGTCGCCCGTCGGACAAATGAAATTAAGGCGCTCATTTAGAGCGATTTACTACTAATTTGTTCACGGAGAACAATAATGGCTAACGTCTTTAGAGAGACGCAGTACGTCTTGGATGACGTATTCGTGCGTTTTTGGAACTCTCTTGCTTTTGCAAGAACTGCAAACCGCAATTTGGAAGGTGATTTTAAAAACCTCAAATTCGCAACGGGTCAAACGCTTGATTACCGCTTAGAAGAAAGATATTTAGCTGGCGAAGGCGCTACTGCTACTGCTGAAGCGCGCGTTCAGGTAATCAGACCTTTATCTATTACTAAACAATTCCGTACGATGATTGAATATACAGGTTTTAACCTGACGTTCGATCGTGCCCGTGATGAACCCTACCTTGAAATGGCAAACGCGCCTCGTGCGAAACGTTTGGCCAACTTGGTAGAAAAGTTTATTGCTACTGACAATTTCCAGAAACAAACCTATCAAGCCGTAGGAACCCCAGGCGTTCCTGTGGACTTCAACACCATTTTAAGTGCTGATGCCTACATGACTGAATTGGCCATACCCGAAGACGGAAAGCGGTATTGTGCGGTTCCTCCACGCGTTGCGGCTAATCTTTCTAATGACTTGTATAACGTATTTAATAATACGGTTAATACTGGAGCTTTGATTGATGGATTTATAGGGCATTTATCTGGATTTGATTTCTTTAAAACAAACTTTTTACAACGTCAAATAGCCGGAGCAGGCCAAGCAGGCGGTACACCTCCTGATGGATTTAAGCTTGCAGGTACAGTGACTAACGGACCCATATCTTCAGGTAATACCATTGCGCTTACAGGGCTTGTAGCTTCTACGGTCGTCTTTAATGAAGGCGACATAATAGAAGTTGATGATTCCGCTGGTGTGTATATGGTTAATCCATTGACTTATGAGCCTTTAGAGCAGCGTGCACAGTTTGTAGTTACTGAGCAAGTAACCTCCACTGGCGGCGGTACGGCTAACGTTCCTGTTAATCCTACGATTGTGACTTCGGGTGCGCGTCAAAATATTTCTGCAGCCATCCCTAATGGTGCTCAAATGTTATTGAGAGATAGTCATAACGTAAGTTTAGCTTACCATACGCAAGCCGTTGTGTTTGCAGCCCCTCCTATCAAGGAACTGAAAGGTGGTGTTGACGCCGTTACTCGTTACAGCGACCTTTATAAGTTAGCAATGACTTACTCTTTAGGTGCTGATATCCGTAATTATGAACAATTAGACCGTATTGACGTCATCTGCGGGGTAGCAATCAACCCTGAATTTGCCGTTAGGATTTGTTCTTAATCTAGATTGGCGCCTACTCCACTGGGCGCCTATTTTAGGGAGAAGGTTATGCAAGGAACGCAAGTAGTATATAACGGACGCTCTATTGCCAAGGATGGTTTTCGTGCTTTCATTTATGCCGCTGATGGAATTACCAAGCTTGTTAATAGCTGGGAAGAATACATTGAACATATAGCATCAGGTACTTGGTTCTCCAATCCTGAAGAAGCTATATTCCCTTTAGACTCTAAAGAAGACGTTAAAAAAACGCCTCTTAAGGTTGCTTCTGCTCCTAAAAAAAAGGGGTAAACCATGTCGTATACCGTCCGTGATTTTGCCTTTCAGGTATATCGCCTTATCAATGCGCATAACCCTACTTTACCATTGCATGGCGATGACCAAAAACTGTGTATACAAGTCTTAAATCAACTGCTGAATTACTATGCAGGCAATGGATTAATGCTAACAGTGGCCAAAACAGTGACTGTACCGATTAATCTTGGTCAAACACAGATTTACTTTACACCTACAAATTATACTTCCACTTCACAAAGTGAGTATGTTTCTATTACTACCGGATTAAATACATTCACGGTCGTCAATGGGACTATTTATAGGGTGGGAGACGCAGTAACCGGTAGCGGTATACCTGCAAGTACAACTATTACAGCAATAAATAATAATCTTATAACTATCAGCAACTTAATTACCTTAACGGGGACCTATTTATTAACGTTTACCAATCAAGCCAATGACCCTTCAGTTGCTTATATTCAGGCAGGACGTTTGGCTAATTTAGATAGCGCCTGGATGGTATTGAGTGGTGTTACCTATCCTTTGATTGATAAAAGCCGGGACGAGTTTTTGGCGGCTTGGAAGTATGAGCCTTTACAAGGATTGCCACGTTTTATTATTACGTTTCCCGATACAGAGATAGTGGCGGCGCGTCTTTATCCTGCACCGTCGCAATTCTTTCAATTTTATGCAAGAGGCAAGTTCCAGTTATCTGATTTTACAAGTAGCGACGATATGAGTGCATTGCCTCAATATTATGTACGCTTTTTTCTATTTGCCACCGCAAGAGATGTAGCGATGTATACGGGAAGGGCGGATGCCTGGACAGAAAAGCTAGAGGCCCTGTATCAAGAAGCCCGGGATGTAATGGAGTCTGCGAGTGAAGTCAATTTATCTATTACCGGTGATGAGCAATCTTTGCTCAATGGAGCTTGGCGTGTGAGGGCCGGCATCTGATGGCTATCGAACAGCTACCTATTTTTTGTTATTACGATAAGCAGCGCTTTATTCAGTTTGGCTCTATGGACTGTGCCAATTGGTATGGTATTTCTGTTGAATCTGGAAAGAAGCAACAGGCATTGTATCCAGCCATGGGACGAAAGCATATTAATTTTTTAAATGAGAATCGTCTTATATTTAATGCAGAACCTCGGGTAGTTTTTAAAACTATCCATTATTTTTATGTGGTAGATGGAAATCAAGTTATACAAGTAGATAGATTTTATAATCAAAAAGTAATAGGGACTGTTTCGCTTGGCACAAATATTTGGTTTGATTTCCTAGCAGTCGGCACCACTATTTATGCACTAATGACGGATGAACATAATATTTTTATCATTACTGAAAATGGCACTACAGTCAGCATGGTGCCTGTTACTGATGGAGATAGGCCGAATAATCCTTTATATGTAGCCGCCTTTGGCAACCGATTTGCAGTAAGTTCAAAGAATACTCCTTTTTTCTATCTTACCACGATCAATCTTGTCGGCGGTGCTGCCGGATGTTTTAGTTCAGGACTTCCAGTGGCTCCTTTATTTGCGCAGGCCACAGGCGTTATAGGACAGATGGGCGTATTACATAATCAGCTTTATATTTTTAATGATTTTACTACTGACGTTTGGTCGAACATCCCTACACAGCTTTCAGTGGCTGGGGGTACTAGTGAATTCCCGTGGAAATTAAATACCTCGTATAATCTAAATTACGGTATAGAAGACCCCTTTTCTTTATCCATTGGATTTGGTCGTATGGTATGGCTTGCCCAAAATGCAGATGGATTAGTAAGTTTTATGTCTTCTAATGGGCAGCAGCCTCAAGATATTTCTTCGCAAGCAATTAATGTATTACTAGAAAATTCAACGTCGCAAGATGGCGTAAGCCCTTTTATTACAAATGGAGCCGATGGTTTTTTGTATCAGTATGAAAACACTGTTTTTTATCGTGTGTCGGCGGGTAAATTTTTAGACTTTGGGGTAGTAGATCTCAATAATTCTGCGAATGCTGTGGAGTATAATTTTGAAACAGGAACCTGGGGACGTGTAATTGAACTTAACGGTGAGCGAAATCGTATCCAAAAGCATATATATTTTAATAATAAGCATTTGGTTACTGTATCTGGAGACCCTGCTATGTATGATATGGCAGGAAACATTTATTATAATGAGCTAAGAAATACAGCGCAAACCAATCCTCAAGCAGCCGATGCTTTTAAAAAATACCCAATGCGTTATGAACTGGTGACCAAGCAGATATTTCTTCCCGATTATGCAGAATTTGTAGAAGATTATGTAGAGATTGACTTTGTATTTGGAGACCAGACGTTCTATCACAATTGTACTCCATTTTTAAACACGGTCTTTATTGTAGGTGAAGACTCTACGGATGATGTTCCCGTTTACATTTTAAGTGAAGATGACAAATATTTAATCCAAGAAGGCACCAATACACCAACTTTTGATGACAATCATTATTGCGACTTGTTTAAACCGTATATTGAACTTTATTATTCCAATGATGGAGGCAATACCTTTTTCCCCGCCGACGTGCGTGAATTTAGCCCTTTAGGTCAATACAGATGGCGTATGCGCTGGTATCAATTGGGTGTATCTAGAAATAGATGTTATAGACTGGTTTGCGTAAGTTCTGCACCTATAGTGATTTTGGGAGGAGTTAGGAATTCCCGAAGAACTTCAGGAGGAGCTAATTAATGTCTGTATTTTTGGATAGAGTAAATTCAGTGCCGTCACCAGGAGACGGTTTTAGCTTTGAATTTAATTCATGGCTTTCTGTATTAGTAGATACACTTAATGAAACGCTGTCATTAATACAAAATGAATTGAACAGATACGATAATGGATTATATGCGCCACAATTTACCACTGCGCAAATAACTACACTTTCTGCCACCGCAGCGGACGGTACGATGTGGTATGATACAACGACAAACGAACTGAAGGCCAAAGTTAATGGCGTGGTCGTAGTCATAGCATAAGGACATGATATGAGCTGGTTATCTAATTTTTTAAACCCAGGACGTGGCTATAAAAAAGGCCAGGAACAACTGGATAAATATTATCAACAGGCGCAAGGTTATTTACAGCCTTACAGCCAATATGGACAGGACGTCTATGGTGATATTAATTCGGCTATGCAGGCCTTATTAAATCCTCAGGCGCTCCAAGACCAATGGAGCCAGGGTTACCATGAATCACAATATGCTAAAGACCTTGAAGACATGGCAAGCCAGCACGGCTTGAATGCGGCAAGTGCTATGGGGCTTATGGGTTCTACGCCAGCGCTGCATGCATTACAACAAGGCACCTCTCAAATTGCAGCCGCTGACAAGCAACAATATATGAATGATTTGATGCAAAAATATTTGGCTGGCGCAGGCATCGGACAGAACATTTTTGGTGCTGGCGCTAATGCGGCAGGTCAAATGGGTCAGAATGCTATGAATATGGGTCAGAATTCGGCGCAAATGGCTTATGGACAGCAGAATGCAGGTCGTAATTTATTTGAAAAAGGATTGGGCGCTGCCGGAGGATTAATGGCAGGAGCACTGGGCGGTCCGGTTGGTGCATCTGGTTGGAATTTCATAGGGAGATAACCATGGCACTAGGTATTCCGCTTCCCGGCGAAGCAGGCGAAGGTCTTCTACAAGGCTTAAATACGGGCTCTACGATGTTTTCACGTATTATGCAGCCTATTTTAGAGCGCGAGAAACAAAAGCAGCTAGAGCAGCATTTTCAGCAGCAATTGGCTATGCAGCAAAAACAACAAGCCCGTGCTGGCCAGTTTGATGCGTTAAAGCGCATGATGATGGAGCAGCAGTTGCAGGGAATGAGGAACGCCAATGACCCCATGTATAAGATTAATCAATTTCAAAATATCGCTAAGATGCTTGGAGCTGGAAATATGGTTCCGCAAGAAGCGCGTCCTCAGAAAATAGCTGGAGAAGGGCTGGGGATGTATTCTCCTGAAGGATTGGAGCAAGCACAAACTGCACCCTCCCAATCAACGGGTGATGCTCAAGGTATGAATTTGGATGTTTTGCGTAATAATCCTTTGTTAAGAGGTTTTTTTAAGCAACAGTTTGGGTATGATCCTATAGAAAAAGAACAGGCGTATCATGGGGCCGCGAGAGATGCATATGATTTAGAGCGGTTACGTAAAGAAGTAGGTGAAGACAGTCCCGTATATCAAAATGCCATCCAGACTTATAAAGCATCGCAACAGGCTAAAGAGGACTTAAGCGGATTACGTGGCCGTACTTTAGGGGGGCTTAAGCCTGGAGAGCGCTGGATAAAAAATGATAAAACCGGGGAAATAGAAGGAAAAGAAATTCCTTTGACAGCTACTGAACGTACAGAGCATAAAGGTCGTGGATTTTTTAATTATGTATTTCCTTATATCAGCAATGGATTGTCGCCAATTTCTGGTCAAGGTTCTATTCGGAAATTTGAGCAAGCCTCTAGAGAATATAAAACCAATCCTGCCGCCCAGCAGTTAATAGATGATTGGTTGTTAGGAAAGAAACTATTAACTGCGGGTGTAGTTAAAGAGTCTTCTACGCTGGGCTCAGGAAAACAAAAATCTACTTATCAGCAATTAAGAGAATCTCTTAATTCATCCGATATTCCTGAAAAAATAGGCTCTATCATTAAGCAGTTCAATTTACCACCTGAGGCCATGCAACGTGCGGACCAGCGGTTTCAACAAATATTAAATGAGGCAACTGAAGCGGGTGAATCGAATGTACCGGCTTTTCAGAAACATTTATTTAATCCCAAGCAACATCCGTCGGCAGAAAAAGAATCTTCTGACATGAATAGGATGGTTAAAATTATAGATCCAGATGGAAAGATTTTTGAAACGCCTGCTTATAATGCAAAAAATCTTCCCGCGGGGTGGAAGCATGCCTAATGATAAATTTGATATGTCTTTATTACGGCCAATCCAATCTCAAAATTCTGGGTTTGACGCTTCTTTACTTAAACCTATTGAAAATACTTCTGGATATATTCCGCATAAAGAAGAAAGCTTTTTAAGCAAATTGCCAAGGAATATATTAATTGGACTAACGCATGCCGGCAGAAATCTGCATAATCTTCCTCATGATTTAGTGCAAGGATTCGAGCGGGGAACCAAGGGAACGGGGGAACTATTTAATCAATTGCCAGGGTCAAAGTTTATAAATAGAAACCATCCAAAATTATCTGAAAAGCTGCCTTATGATCCCAATAATTATGGAGATGTATTTGGCCAACAAGGCTCCGGTACCTTTATGGATAGGATGATTCAAGGAGGGGTAGAGCATGCGCCTGAAATTACTGGAGTAGCGGGATTAGTAAAAGCAGGTCTTCGTAAATTCCCCATTAGCCAGCGTGGTGCAGCAAGACAGTTACGACAAGCCGAAAAAATGGTTAAGGATTTAGAAGTAAATAATATCCCGATTAACCAGGAATTAATAGGCCAAGCTATGCCATTTTTGCCAAAAACCCATGCTACTAATGAAATGATAAAAGCGGCTCAATCCGGTGAATATAATCCTTCTTTCTCTTTGCAGTCCCAAATTGGTCATCATGAAAGAAGCTTAAGAAAATCCCCTTTAGCAGCGGAACGATTATTGGCGCCTGAAGCTCGCGATTTAAAACAACTTATTTTAGGGGAAATGGAAAAAGGATTACGCGCGCAAGGGCATAATGATATTGCTGATTTTCTTAAAGGAGGCATTGATGATTATAGAAAATATATTCACTTCAGGGATGAGGTTAAGCCCATTTTGAAAAAAATAGGCATCCCTGTTTCAGCGCTTGCTTTTTTAGGTTTAGGTATTAAAAAAGGGAAAGCGATTGGGTCGAGCTTAATAGATTAAAATTTATAAGGATGGTCTCTTAGGGAATGCAGGTCATCTAATGCTTCAAGCCATATGGGAAAAACCCACATCAAATAACCAATAAAAAGTAACCAATACATAAGATTCCCCTTAAACCAATTTTAAATAATGAAGAACAACAGGAAGAATGATTGAAGTAATGATTAATCCTACGATCAGCATAGTTCTAGACTCAATTTTTGCATCTAATAACTCAAATTTTCGATCAATTAATTTATCAGTTAACTCAAATCCATGATCAATTTTTTTGAACATGTCAGCAATTTTACCGAATTCTCTATAGATCTCATCATGCTTCGCTTCAAGCACACGAATCTTTACTTCATGTTCGATATATTGTTCTGTAGCTGAATCTAGAGAACTCATAATTATTTCCTTCCACATATGTAAATAATTTTAATATATAGATGACCATAAAACAAGCATAAAAATACGCCCGTTTACGCTCGTTTACGTACTGTGCGTAAACGAGCGTGTGCCTCTGCTGTATTTGCTCAAATTATAAGTTTTACTACCCATTCCAAACGCTTTTAATCAAATAAAAATGGGAGTAGACAGCATGGTTGATAAAAGATTTTACTTATTCCAGACGTTGAACAAATTGAATGGTTATTTTCTAAGCTATTAGGTTAACTAAAAACATAAATCGGGATAACCAGAGTAAAATACCCTTATTTAGCCCTGTAGACAGGAGTAATATTTTATTTTCCCACGACAAATTACGGTAAATCGCGGTAAATTACCCCTAAATTACCCACGCCATAAACCCTTGACATATATATAAAACATCCACTTTGTGGTATTATTTGGGACAAAATTAATCAAGGAGTGATTAATGGCGACGAATGGGTACGTGCGGAGTTTTAACCCGGTATGGAGTTTTGTAGACCTTACCGGAAAACAGTGTGATGATACGTTTTATTTGTTTACGCTTGAAAACGACTTACCGTACATTCCATCACCTGTATGGCACGATCCCAATGGACAATTTCCTTGGACAGACCCTATACAGTTCTTGGCTAATGGTACATTGCCCATAGATATTTACTGGAATCCTGCGCAAGTTTATCGCTTAGAAATTCGCCAGGGTAATACCCAGAGCGCTCCTTTAATTTATGAAATCAATAATTACATACCCGATGGCGGTGGTGGAAATACACCTATAGATGCGGTAGGTATATTTACAGACAATCAAATAACTAATCCCCAATTTTCATTGATTAGCTTTAATTCGCCTTTCGCATTGGCGAACACAACTATCCCAGACGGCGTTGAAGTAGCTCCCGGATGGTTTTTAGAGGCTGATGGCACTGGTACTGTTATACTAGCAAGAGAAGCCCTGAATAGCTCCCAGGCTAATGCTACAAATGCACCATATGCACTGAAGATGACGCTAAGCGGTACATGGACTGCAGGGACTGTACGATTACGCCAACGATTTAATCAAAACGGTATGTTATGGGCGAATAAATATGTATCCACTTCCATTACGGCTAAAATACAAGGTGCTGCCACTAGCATTCAAGTCTATTTAGTAGATTCTATGGGAACGCCTTTGACTTCATTGCTTAATATTCCTGCATTAACTGAAGAATATGAGCAATATCAGGGTTATGCATTAATACCTGCAACAACCAATACAGATACCCCTCCAGATGCATATATTGATTATCAAATTAGATTGCCTTCTAATATAGAAATTTATCTGACTAGCATTCAAGTCATAGCATCGGATATTCCTACCGATTTTGAATATGAACAAGATACGATTGAACGACAAGTAGACCATACTTTTCATTACTATCGTGATAGCATTTTATTTAGTCCAAAGGCTTCTGTATTGACGGGATGGAATTTTGGACTTAATCCCTGGCAATTTACGACAACAGCGGATACGGCGTTAGCCACATTTGGATATACTGCAGACCAAACCATAGCAGTAACGCAACCTTATGTATCCTCTGCCACTGGAAATGCTATATTAGTCGGCAGAGGGACAGCCGATGAAAATTATGGATTTAAAGTAACGGCCAATGCTGCAAGTAACCAATTTGCTTTAATTCAATATATAGATGCTGCCACTATTCGACCTTATTGCGGCTCGTCAATGTCTGCTTTGGTGACCTTAAATGCGCAGAAACAAACCCCTTCAAGTACACTGTTTTTTAAATTACGGTTAATTTATAGAGCAACAGTACCTTCTACACTTTCTCAATCAGAGCCTATTGCTTCTTGGACCGCTTCAAATAATCCTAACTTTTCTGCTGGATGGTTTGTTGCGGCGCCAGAGAACGATCCTGTATATAATCTTGCAAATGGCGTTCAAACCCTTGCATTTAATAATATGAGTTTGCCGGCAAGTTTAGGCGATAATATGACCGTAGGTATAGTTGCTTTTACTATAAGTAATATGGTCTCAACCGGAACACCCGATAATATCGTTTTTAATGATATCTCTTTAGTGCCTAACGAATTTGCCATTGCTTCAAATCCTTTAACTTTCGATCAAACACTAAGCCAATGTCAATATTATTACGAAACCTCCTTAAATATTGGCCAACTTCCGGATCAAAATTTAGGGTTTTCGAATGTACCTATATTGAAATTACAGACAGTTCAAACAGTAGGGCTAAGCCATTATTTAGCGGTATCCCCTTTTAATTTAGAATTTTTAACTATAAAACGTACAGCAAGCCCAACGGTTACTCTTTATCATCCTAACGGCACTATAAATCAGGTAGAGGCCAATCTTTATTACAATGGTACCTCAGCCTCTAATGTTACTGCACCCACCAGTTATTGGGCTGCATTATCCACAACTAACAAAGCGATAGCTTATGTGCCTTCGGGAACGGCTTCTGTTTTAACCGCTAATGCCTTAGTCGCACAGGCAGGCACAGGATATATTCAATTTTACTATACGATTGATGGACGACTTGGATTAGTCGCTTAAGGAGATTTAAAAAATGGCTATTAAATATAACAGTAATTACCATGGCACTATTCCGTTTAGTGACACCGATTATCAAGTGGCTTTAGCTGCCAATACAGAAAAAACTATAACGATACCTGGATCTGCCACTATTCAATATCAGGCCTTATTTAGTTACATATCTACCTCTAATGTTTTTGTACGGAAAAACGGTGTGCCAGCCATCCCGGCTTCTGGAACCGTAGGAACAGAACAATACAATGAATTCAGACCTTGGAAGCGATATGTAAAAGGCGGCGATGTTTTACACTTAATAACACCTGATGCGACTGCATATGTAGGGGTATCCTTAAGGCAATTACAAGGTAGCTAAACGTTTATCACAAGGAATAGTGATGGTTGAGACTATAAAATTTAGTGAATTTACGGATGGCGGTGACTTAGAACCTAATCAGATTACGGTAGGTTTGGACAATACGTTGACTATAAATACTAGGTTCACGAATGCCTTTCCGTTGTTGCCTCCTGGCACTACTGCTGAACGGCCTGCTATTGCTCCTAGTATGTATTATAGATTGCGATTTAATACCTCTAGTATAGCCTATGAATATTATGAGCCCTTATCGGCTACTTGGGTAGAATTATCCAGCACCGGAAGTATACTTCCTTTATTAGCTAGTCATTTGCCATTACAAGGTGCAAGCTTAATTGGCATACAAGACCAAGGCGGCGTACTTAGTAAAACAGTACAAGATTTAGCAAATTCTCATCTTATTTCTACTATAGATGATGGTACTTTAGTGAATGGAGTTTTTTTAAGTGCTTTAGCTACTGGATTTTTATCCTCTACTATAGTGAGTGGTGCATTAGCTTCGCGCACATTTTTAGGTACTACCAATCAAATTAATGTGGCAAATGGGGATGGAAGTGCCAACCCCATATTTTCTTTATCCTCAACGCTAAATGCTCCTGGTACCTTTACTATTCAGTCTACTACCGCGATATCGGCTATTATCAACGACGATACCATGGCCACAGCGTTAGCTACTAATATTCCCACAGCATTATCGGTTAAAAATTATGTGGATTCTTCCGTGGGAGGTGCTGTCACTAGCATTATTGGCACAGCTAATCAGGTTCTTGCCAATGGAATTTCCGTGACTCCGCAAACAGGAGCAGTGACATTAACATTGCCTCAGAGTATAGCAACGTCCAGTGCGGTTCAATTTGCGTCCGTTCAATTTAGCACTAATAATGGTTTATTGGATTTAAATGGAGACACGCTTTTAGCTTTCTCGCCTAGAACTACGCCCGTAGATTATTTAACTTTATTTAATGGAAATGGAGTAGGGCATCCTGCATTACAATCTAACGGGTCAAATACTAATATTGGACTTGTACTGCAAACTAAAGGCACCGGGACACTGCAATTATCTAGCGCCTCAACTACTGCGCCCATCAGTTTTTCTACAGGGACTACGTATCAACATAATACGCAATTTAATTTTGCTAATACCGCGGCTACCCGTACGGCTACGTTTCAAGATTCCGATGGCACCGTTGCATGGACTTCTCAGTTACCAACACCGGCTGCGCTTACCAAAACAGACGATACTAATGTCACCTTAACCCTTGGAGGAACACCGGCAACCGCATTATTACAAGCTACTTCTTTAACCTTAGGATGGACTGGCCAATTAGCTTTAACTCGAGGGGGTACAAATGCCTCTTTAACCGCTTCCAATGGCGGTATAGTTTATTCTACAGCTACGGCTATGGCGATTCTTTCTGGAACCGCAACTGCTGGCCAACATCTGCAGTCCGGAGCTTCTGGTGCCCCTTCTTGGACTACGGCTACCTTTCCTTCTACAGCTACCGGTACGGGTACTGTATTAAGGGCTAACGGAACTAACTGGGTAGCAAGTACGGCCACCTTTGCAGATACGTATGCGGCCAGTACCTTATTATATTCAAATGGAACCAATACGGTTACAGGACTTCCTACCGCCAATAGCGCGTCTTTGGTTACTAATAGCTCCGGCGTTCCCGTATGGTCCAGTACGATGACTAACGGGCAACTTATTATTGGCTCCACTGGCTCGACCCCAACAGCAGCCACATTAACTGCAGGTACTGGTGTTTCAATTACTAATGCCGCCGCAAGCATCACCATTACGGCAACCGGAGGAGGCCTTGCGTGGTCGACTATAGCGGGCACTACACAAGCGGCTGCGGTTAATAATGGATATGTTGCTGGAAATGCAGCTCAAACTACAGTAACACTTCCGGCCACTGCTGCTGTAGGCGATATAGTAGGGGTAGAAGGTCTGGGAGCTGCAGGATGGATTTTAGCGGCCAATACCGGTCAAACTATTAAGATTGGGTCTTCAACGACGTCCTCGGCAGGAAGTTTAACGAGCGCTGCAGCTAGCGATAATGTCTATGTAACGTGCATTGTAGCTAATACCACATGGCGTGTGCGTACCACTAACTCTGCAGGATTAACCATAGCATAAGGATTGCAATGGCAACGAGAAATCAAATTGATGTAGGATTATCAGGACAGACAGGAACCGGAAGCTTTGTAGGCTCCACGTCGCCCACTATTACCACTCCTGTTATTGCACAAATAAATGATGCTAGTGGCAATATTGAGCTGTCGCTAAGCGCTACTGCTAGCGCTGTAAATTATTTATCAGTAGCTAATGCGGCCACGGGTACAGCGCCTAATATCAGTGCCATGGGCTCCGATACAGATGTGGCGCTAAACTTTATAGGCAAAGGAACTTCAGGGGTTATAGTGCAGGGGCGGTCGACTAATACAAGCCCACCTACGGGTTATATTGGAGAGTTTATTTCGTCAAATATCACTTCAGGTTCAGCCGTTAACTTGACTACAGCGACCCCAGCTTCAGTTACCAGTATTTCATTAACCGCTGGCGACTGGAACGTTTGGGGCGCTATCGCTTTTCAAAGTGGCTCAGGCACCAGTGTTAATCAACTTATCGCCTCTATTAGCCCTACTAATAATGCCCTACCTCCTACGGTTTTGGCAGTCGATTACAATCAAAGTATTAACAATTACGCGCCCTTTGTTGGAATTACTACCTTTACGTTGCCCATTTCTATGGGGCGTTTAACGTTGGCTGCAACGACCACCGTATATTTAGTAGCGCAAGGCACTTTTACGGTTAACACACTTATCGCCTATGGATTTATAGCAGCCCGGCGAAGGAGTTAATCCTATGGCAACCAAAAACCAAATCAATACCACTTTATCTGGAGCTAGCGGGACCTTAAATTTTGTGGGAAGCAACTCTCCCACGATTACTACACCTATTATCGCTCAGATAAAAGACATAAATGGTAATACTATACAAAACTTTATAGCCAATCCTAGCGCCATAAATTATATCCAGATGAGCAATGCGGCAACAGGGAACAATCCTACCATAGCAGCGGTAGGGGCTAATTCCAACATAGAATTAGACTTAAGAAAACAAGGGACTAGTGGAGTTCAGTTACAAGGCCGATCTACAAATACCAATCCAGCTGCCGGCTATATAGGGGAATTCATGAATTCTTCTGTGGCTTTTGGAAGTGCTATTGCATTGACTACAGGAACCGCTGTTACTCTTACCTCATTGAATTTGACTGCAGGCGATTGGAACACATGGGGAGGGGTTGCTTTTATAGCCGGTGCTTCTACCAGTATACAAGATTTGCGCGGAGCCTTAAGCTTAACTAATAACACATTACCCGGCGTTTTGTCTACAAGCACCTCGCAATCTATTGCAGGATTTTCTTCCTTAGTGGCAGGAGCGGTTACCTATTCATTTCCTCTACAAGAAGGACGATTTGCTTTAGCTTCAACCACAACAGTTTATGTAGTTGTAAGGGCAACTTTTAGTGCCTCGACATTATCTGCATACGGATTTTTATCAGCCAGGAGAAATGACTAATGTTTTACGGACAAGATTTATCGGAAAATGTAACGCAACTCGACATTTTTAATACCACAAAACAAGTCATATATAGCGTTCCCATTTCTCAAATAAATGTGGATCAGATCGTGCAGATTACTGCCGAATTTGAGGCGACCAATCCTTATAGTTTTAATGTGATGTTAGGAAGCTGGATAATAATGGCTGATACTGCAATCTCAGTAGGAGGGACTTTATTAGATCCGGCTAATGCCTTTAATATTACCCCTGGAAATCATCATGGAGTGATATCTAAAGCACGTAATTGGAAGTCGACTACTACGTACGCTAACCAGTATATCAATTTAGTAGCATGGGCTGCGGCTTCTACTGCGTCCCCAGGAGACAATTTGATTATAGAGCAACAATACGGTCATCTGGATGTATTAGTGGCTTAAGGGAGAAGAATATGTTAAGTGAAGAACATTTAAATAAACAATTAGTAGAGTTGAAAGCTCAATTAAAATTGATGGAAAACAATTATCACCAATGTTTGGGAGCCATTTTGGTGATTGAAGAGCAATTAAAAGAGATAAAAAAAGGGGAAGACGTTGAAAAAACAAACTAATTAGCTACCAGGAGTGATATAATGGCTACGCTTTCTACTAAAGTACGGAATAAATTACCAAAAAGTGATTTTGGGCTACCTAAAGAACGCAAATATCCGATGGAAGATAAGAGTCACGCTATTAATGCTAAAGCGCGCGCTAAACAGCAGTATAATAAAGGCGCATTGCCCAAAGGGTCTTTAAATAGGATAGATGCTAAGGCAAATAAAGTTTTGAAATCTTCTAAAAAATAACAAGAGGATGACCGTTATGGCTGAAAGGGAATTTACAAAATCGGATCGAAATAGTTCCGGTAAGCTCAATTATAACCAAGAAATAGATAGAGCAAAAATCGCAAGAATATCGCAATTTAATGACACCAATCCCATGGTAGAGAAAGAAGGGTTTTTAGGTGTAGACGATATAGATAGGATGAGGCGTAGAAAAATAAAATAATTACTATTATAAGGAGATAATGTAATGGCTATAACTGCGATTTCCAGGGATTGGGGCATAGAGCCTTCTATTGTCCGCATTACTACGACCGATGATTTAACGGCGATTACTACTAACGGATATCTCACTACGCAAATAGATGAAATTGAAGCGCTTCAAAACGGGGCATTTGAATGGTTGGATGGTGATTTTGTAGCTATCGACTATGATGGCGGTCAGGGATTTTTTGTAAGAGATGCTACTAATGAAACATTTGATGCCGCTCCGGCTACACCAGGCACATTAAGTGATACTTTACAGGACGGAGATATTTTTGTTGGTGATGCCACCAATACAGCTACAGGCGTAACGCCATCCGGCGATATTACGCTAACCAATACCGGAGTATTTGGTATTGCTACAGGCGCAATAGTTAATGCCGACGTCAATGCGTCAGCTGCTATTGCTTATAGCAAGTTAGCCGCTTTACCTTCTGCCAATATATTGGTAGGCTCGGCTGGAAACGTAGCCACTTCTGTAGCAATGAGCGGAGATGTTACTATTTCTAATACCGGTGCTACAACAATAGGGGCAAGCAAAGTTTTAAGCGCTAATTTGTCTTCCTTGTTGGTGCGCTATACGGCCGTGCCTATTACTGCTGCTGAATTTAATGGTATGTATGCCGCTCCTAAAGCATTAGTTTTAGCGTTCGGTGCTAATACAATGATTATTGTACATCGCATTGATTTATTGATGACCTTTGTATCGGCGGCCTATGCAAATGGCGGCGTAGTAGCAGCACAATATGATTCGACAGCTAACGGTGCAGGGGTGATTGCAACTACTACTTTATCGGCAGCTACTTTTCAGGCAGGTGTAAGTACTGGATTTATGTTTAACACTGGTGTTGTTCCCCAAACGTTTTCTACCTGTGTCAACAAAGGTATTTATTTATCTAATATCACAGGTGCCTTTACGACTGGGGATAGTACTTTTGTAGCGCATGTATATTATTCTGTTGTACCTACTGTTTAATTTCCCGCGCCCCTCTTTATGGGGGGCTTTATTAGGAGATAATAATGAGTTCACATAAACGCCCTGGTGCCACTGAAAATAACAAACGAGATATGCTTGTTAAAGGGAAAAAAGCCGCTTCCCCAAAAGGAATGGCGCACAATGTTAAAGTCATGGAGAAAGCAGGTTACCCTAAAAAAAGAGCGGAAGGAACCGCTTATGGGGAAGTCGGGATGGAAAAAATGGCCAGACGCCATGAATCTGAAGGAATGAAGAAATATAAAAGGAAGTAATATGCCCTTAAAGAAAGGAAAATCTAAGAAGGTTATTTCTGAGAATATCGCTGAGCTGCAACGTTCTGGACGCGCTCAGAAACAGTCCATAGCTATTGCCTATTCGGAAGCAGGGAAGTCTAAGAAAAAGAAATAAGGATTTTACATGGTAGTAGATGAAGAATTAAAGCAATGGATTAAAAAAGGCGAAGGCATTAAACTTCGCCCGTATCTTGACTCAGTTAATAAATGGACTATTGGTTATGGGCGTAATTTATCTGATAAAGGAATCTCCCTTCAAGAAGCGGAATATATGTTTGATAATGATATAAACTTGGCTGCAAAAGAATTAGAGAATTATGAATGGTATAGAATTCAGCCTCAAGGGGTAAAGCAGGCATTAATAAATATGAATTTCAATATGGGACTTAGCCGTCTTTTGAAATTTCAGAAAATGATAATGGCGCTTATTAATAAAAATTATACACAAGCTGCATTAGAGGCGCTAGAAAGTAAATGGGCAGAACAAGTGCCTTCCCGTGCTAAAGATATAGCTACTATGATTAGGAATGGAAAATAATGAAAGTATCAGTAGATACAAGCATAAAGGATGAACGATTTGAAATGTTATGGGAACACCATCAACGACAGATAGATGAAAATAAGGCGGTTCAGCGTAGTTTGAGTACAATACGTGCCCAATTAAAATATCTCATGAAGCATGTCGTGCCCATTGAAGAAGTAGAGAAGATGGAAATTTAATGCCAGGCCAGTCTAAATTGGAGTAATGTTTTCCCAAAATAAGGAGATATAGTACACGTCGGACAATATGTTTTCTTTTTTTATTTTTATATCTACACGAAAAATCCATTCCACTTAGATTAAGTCTGATGTATTTTTTTAAACATTCAATTTTTCATTTTCAATCTATGGACTCTAGCATAATGTATAGGACATAGTCCTTTTGCCAATACATTGTTTTCGCATTGAAGTAAGCATGTGGTTCCAAACCAGTATCCTTTTGGAAGTGGGATGCGCTTCGTATAATAAGGATCGTCATACTTATGCCATCGCATATAATGGACAGAACAATAACCTTTTGCCGCATGTTTTTTGGTGCAGCCGAGCATCGTACATAGCCTAGAAGATTTGATCTTTGGCATCCAGCAGTCCTCGTTGAACCGACTTTTCTAAAACAATATCCGCATGGGAAAGTAAATTTTTGGTCGAGCAACAATTATTAGCTAGATTATAAAGACAATCAGCGTCTACTATATTGGAATAGTCAAGTTCATCTAACAGCATGGGTATATCAAATGTTCCATGCGCTTTATCAAGAATAGCCATGGCCTCATAGATTTTTTGATGTTTCGGATAAAAGAAATCAACAGCACATAATTTGTATTTAACTTTTTCAAATAATGTGCTGTCTAATAATAATGCACCTAAGATAGCACATTCGGATTCAAGTGCGGGTTTAATATTTAATGGTTCAGATTCTTTTTGGCTTTTTAATAAATCTATCACACTCATGGGATTGTTCCTTGTGTAAAAGCCTTCGACAGAGTAACCCTTGATGATCATATGCGCAAGACGCTGCCTAAGGCTTATTAATTATATCTAATTACTAACTATTTATGTGGTCTTTAATATAGCTTTTAATCATTATCTCCATTACTTCCTTACGATCAACTGTTCTGGATTTTTTTTTTTTAAATTGATAAAGAACTATACCTATCATATAATAAAATTCTTCCAGTTCTTGGATTAGCGCATCTATATCCGACTTCTGCATCTTTACATCCTTATGTTTTGCTATATATTTTCTTTAGCGTCTTCTAGCATTTGGTCTATACATTCTATATACCCAACAATGTCTACATAACTATCTCTATGATTATTGTTTTTTGCTCTAGATATTTTTAAAAGCATCATCATTTTTGCTACATCAAATTTATCTATATTACACCCTAGGTAAGCGGACCATAGTGAAGAAATACGCATAAATGATTCATTAATATTTCCGTATTCGTTTTTTCTTTCTCCATTAACTAAACTGAGTGCTTCCTGCGAAATTTTCATACTCTTCCCTTAATGGATTTATTTTAATTATGCTTGATTGTAAGCATTTATAATAAGTTCATAGCCACGGGCTTTACGCCTTTTCATCAGTTTATCAATTGTTTTTTGCGCTTCTTCTTGGGAGCATACGGATATTTCCTTCTTACCACCTCTATTGGTATTGCATGAACCCCAATGATAATTCAGTACCATCCCATGAGCTTCATTCTTGATGACCACTATTTGATAGAATCTGTCTTTTGCTCTATTGAGCCATTTGTACGTCAGCATAGGTATTCAACATCTCGTCTATAGTTTCATTAATTTGTTTATACTCCTCGTCGTCCATAAAGAAAGTTGGGTCCTGAACATCCAGTTCATAACCATCAACGTAAAATCTCAATTGGTTAATCTCACTTAAAAAGTTGCATAGTACAAAATGATGATCTGAGAAGCAAGAACCATTTTGTTGGGCTCAACAATATGGTCTAGCATAAGTGAAATAAGGAATTAGTCGTTCCTTTCTGTTGTTTGGCTTTTTAATTGCTCGATGGCTTTGTAAATTGTTGCGCGTGAAACGCTCATGTCTTTGGCTATAGAGCGAATAGATTGACAATTCTCGAGCTTTTCTTTGACAATTTTTCTAAATTTATTATCAATTTTATGAGGTCTTCCCAAGTGTTTTCCTGCTTTTTTGGCAGCATTAATTCCCTCTCGTTGCCTTGTCCTAATCATGGTTCGCTCAAATTCAGCAAACGCACCCATAATTTGTAGTGTTAAGGTCGCCATGGGGTCATTAATGGAAGTAAAAACAAGATTTTCTTTTACAAATTTAAGAATGACGCCTTTTTGTATGATGGTTTGAATGATTTCTTGTAGGTCAAGTAAGTTTCGCGCCAACCTATCTATACTGTGAACATATAAGGTATCACCATGACGGATGTAATCTATACACTCATTAAGTTTTGGTCTGTCCTTTATACTTCCTGTAATTTGGTCTGTGAATGTTTTGTTTAGCTGAAGGTCTACCAGTTGTCTGTCTGCATTTTGGTCTGCTGATGAAACGCGAATATATCCGATATTTTGATGGGCCATTTTATTCCCTTGGGTTACAACATCCAAGTTAAAAAGAGCATCCTGCCATGTATTGCGATTATATGACCTTGCTATACATTGTCAACTAAAATGGGTATTTGACCTTAACTACACCACGAATAATTACAAAACATTAATTCTTGTAGGGTGTACCTTTTCTACATACTCAAGAATTTTAAAAAAATGCCGATGCAATCTAAAAAATATTGGATTAATATGAAAATGACCGGTGAACAATTATTGTTCTTAATGCAAGTATTAAAGGATTCCCTCGATATCCAAATGGGCTATGATTGGAGCTTCAATCATAAGAAAGACCAGCGAAAAGCATTTTATGATAAGTTCATAGAATTGCTGATATCCCAACAAAGCATAGAGACACCAGCTATAGACATATCAACATTAAAATAATTTATAACAGCATTAAAAAGGGATGTTGTCAGACATTAGGGTATTAGCGCTGTTTTCTAATGCTTTCTGGTCTTCCTTCTTTATATAGTCCTCTATTTTATTTTTATCAGGATATTTAGAGCCAAACGGTTTACCTTTTAACTTATCTTCAGGAATGTTGCTACCGCCTTCGACCACAACTTTAACGCGAACACACTTATTAATTGCTTTTTGTGAACATAGTTTCCCTTCTTCGTATTCTTTTAATAGACCTGCTGAATTAGCAAAGTGCACCACTTTCCACATCATAGCTTTAGTAAACACCAGAAAATCACGAATATCATGTATTTTTCCTTGGGAATCATAAACACTTACTGTCATATCCATCATGGGGTTCCCACTATTAGCAGAAATGGTATCCTGGGAGGCTGTTATTACTGCATCATATTCACCTTCTTTTAGTAGCTGAAAACGTTCCTGCATTGCTTCCTGCTCTGACATTACTTGGTATTGAAACATAGCTATTATTCTCCTGAAATTTTAGATTTTAAATGGTCAATGCATTTTTGCAGAGATTCTTTTTGCATATCTGCCCAGCTTTCTGAGCTAGCCTTATCCAGCCACTTATGATAAGTTTCTTCTGGAACTTTGAGCAAATCAATTAATCGCTCAATTTCTTTTAATTGCTCAGGAGTTGCTAATTCTTGCGCAACAGCATCTCTTTCAAGCACTTCTCGCCCATATTTGTTGGCTATTTCCTCATAAGAGAAAGGGAAGCTTTCGCCATCGGGAAAGTATTCTATACGTGATTTTTTAACTAAACCTACACGGTGAGTGCCGCGCTTTTGAATTTCAAAAACTAAATCAAAAAGATAATCGAGCTTCTTGTAACAATCAAAGGTTTGGCCTAATATAGCTAAGTTTTGTCCATACTCGTTTTTGCTATGCGAAGTGATTATTACATTCATATCTAGACGAAATAATAGATTTAAAAGCTGCTTCATTCGCTTATTTGCTTCTCCATAATGCCTACCGAAGTCTGTACCAACCTTGCGCTCTGCCTTCTCTAAAAGGTCGTTATAGAGCAGCGTTAATGAATCAATGACCAGCGTTTTGTATTCATGCTGGGTGGTTAAAAGCTCCCGAACCTCATTTACCATTTCATCAAAATCAACCGTCATAAGTACCGCACCGTCTACTTTTTCAATAGCTTTGACATATTGAGGTTTATTGGTAGAGCCTTCGGTATCAATTATGTATGGCTTAGGAAACTGGATTGCGGCCATCGTTTTACCGACACCGGCATTACCATAAAATAAGGCTTTAAGTCTGGACTCAATCATTGCCGGTTTTTTTGCTTTTAACGCCATTTTTACAACTCCTAGCTTATAAATTAAAAATATGCCCATTTAAGTGCTGAAATAAACTCCAAATGCGCCCTGGTCGGAAGACGCATAAGGCGGTTATCTCCATTTAAGCCAAAAGAATCGTGGCTTAGGAAAATTTAAACGTTCTTTAGGTGTTATATAGTCACGCATACACATCATACTTCTCCTTTTTCTATTAAGTGGATATGGCCTATTGCAGCCATTCTGGCCTCTGCTTCTGAGTCAAACTTTTCGTCAGATTCTATTAATGTCATTTGTTTCCTGGATTTATAATGAATCGTGTATATTTTATAGGTCCAATGTGTTGGTCTATTAGGTGCACAGTAAATCTCAAATGCGTAGTCCCTGTATTTTTCAATCATTAAAATGCACTCCACAAAAAGTCGCCATGCTCCATATCTCTATGGGCGTAGTAGCCTTGTTCGTTCATTTTGCTGTGCTGATAATAAAGACAGGCTTCATCAAGAAGCTTTTGCAAAGATTTTTCGTAATAAATAATGATATTTTTTCTGGTGACTTCGGCGAATTTTTCTCTGGTTTCTTGGCAGTCATCCTTTAGCATGGAAAGTAGGGCGCATAGATAATTACTATTAATGGATTCGTCGGAACCATAACAGGCCCACTCTATTTCACGGTCTATAGATTCAATATATAGTCTGGCGAGCTCGTTTTGCTCTTGTTCAGGCAGGTCGGATAGAGATAGTTCATATTGTTCGCGTTCATATCTTGCGTAATGTGCTACTATCTCTTCCGCATAATTCGAAAGATTCTTTTCAAAATTCAAATTTGTCAGTCCTGTGACACTATTTCCTAAACCAAAAGGATCGTGTTTAATCGTTTCGGCATTATTTCTGGAAATGGGTAGTTCATACTCATTATGATTGCGTAGTATATCGTATTTACGTGCTGCGTTCATTGTTTACCTCATTAGTTGATTAGATGAGGTCAGTATATAACATGTGTTACATGTGTCAACTGTTAAATGTATTATTTGTTACATATATTTCATAAATGTTATATGTTACTCTTGCTACATAAAAAACCTATGAGCTGAAAATGACAATCGAAGAAGCATTAAAGTACTTTAATAGTGGTTATGATTTATGCAATCAACTGGGGATTGCCCATACAAATATGGTTCGCTGGAAAAAACAGAACTTTATTCCATTAAAACAACAATTAAAAATTAATCAAATTACTGGCGCTAATATGCCCATTGATATTGATAAAGAGGCAATGGAAGCACGCTTACAAAAATAAACTATACTAAGAAAGGGCGAATAACCATGTTGACTAATGATATGACTACCGATATGCATAATTTTGATAACCGAATAACGGTTGTAGAAAATATTATAAAAACTATTAATGATACGATGAATAGATTGGAAGGAAGATTCGATAAGGTAGATCAAGAAATAAAAAAACTTCGAAATGAGTTAAAGGATGAAATAAAAGACGTGCGTACTGAACTTGGAGCGGATATACGCACTAACTTTTTTTGGAGTTTAGGGGCTTTTATTGGGGTTCTAGGTTCTAGGATTGATAGCTCATTCATTTAAATGTGTTTAAATCATTCCTTCCTGCTAACACTTATGCATAACTCTGTATAATAGTGTATAATAATAACAAGTGAAGTTACCAGGAGATTATTATGTCTATGGCTATTAGATTGTCGGATGAACTTGAGCATGAATTAGCGGAAACTGCTAAAAAGGCACGGCGTTCAAAAAGCTTTATAGTAAGGGAAGCCATTAAGCATTACTTAGAAGATTTAAATGATTACTATGTGGGTATAGATGCTCTAAAGAACACAAAAAAAATTTACTCCGCAGCACAAATAAGGAAAGAACTTGGCTTGGACGATTAATTATAACGACGTTACAAGAAAGCAATTAAAGAAAATGAACAAGTCTGTTGCTAAAAAAATAGTTGATTATATGGACAAAAAAATAAGCCCTCTTAACAATCCGCGCGATATAGGAAAAGGCTTGTCATTTGACAGGTCAGGATTATGGCGTTATCGGGTAGAGGATTATAGAATAATTTGCAGAATTCAGGATGAAGATATTACTATTTTGGTTCTTGAAGTGGGTCATAGAAAAGAGATCTATGAGTAACAGTGTTCCCGTTCTGCATTGTATCGCCGGACCCCTTTACCATTTTTTAAATGGCCACCAATTTAATCCTTTTTTTTCATTTGATGAAGCAGGGGGCTTTTGGGGGCTTGTTTCTTTAAATTCAAGAAGGCGCGCATGACTATTAATAGCATCCAGCATTTTGTATTTTTCTTGCGTACAGGTAGATAATTGCTCAGTCAAAAACGCATTTTGTTTCTTTTTTTCTTCAAGCATCTCTTGCAGGTGGCTAATTTTCTGTTCTAGGCTCTTTATAGAAATATTTCTAGATGATTTCGCATCAGTTCTATCCATTTCCATTCGCATTGCATCGGGGTAAGCGCGAAAAAATTCGGATTTATCGACATAATAGACACCGCTCTCATCCTGCTCGGCACTGATTTTACCCTTTTTTATTAGGTTCAAAATGTGTCGTTGTGAGTAATTAAGCATCTCTGCAATCTCTCGACAGGTTAACCAAGTTTTTTCTTTCATGATTTCCTCTAATTTCTAGTAGGTTCTATCTATTTCTATGTATTTTTTAGTAGCAAAAAGAATAAAAAATAGTTTACCACGCAATCCTCTTACACTCTTGATTTAAAAGAGACCTCTAAGTACCTATTTGGAATAAATTAGATAGTGCATATTAATAGAGAATGATAATATAGGCCCTAGATAATCATTATTATCGTACAGGAATAATAATATAAAATAAACTATAAAAGGAGATTAAGCTATGAAGCTGAACGAGCTTTATGAGTATTTTGGCAGCTGGACCCAGTTAACGAGAGAGTTAAACTTGAGCAGTGCTACATATCAAATTTGGAGAAGAAAAGGATATATCCCTTTTAAAGCACAATTGCTTATTGAAAATAAAAGTAAAGGTAGATTCAAAGCAGTGGAAGCGCATGGAGAGCCTATTGTAAAAAAACCAGGGATTGATATTGCTATGTAGAAAAAGTGATAATAGAGAGCGTGCTTTTATAAAGCGCTTTCTATGAATTTCTATTTTAAATATTTGATTGATTGGCAGCGGAGATGTATATTAATGGCGCGTTAGTTCTTCTCATGATTTTTTTTGATTCACAATGATTTTTTTGTAAGATTAGGGTAGGAATGAGGTTGAGGCATCCTGCCCCTCAAGTAACAAAACTCAACCAAATACGTTGCGAGAATGCCACCGACCAAAGTTGTCATTCATCGCTTTTTTAACCAAGTAGACGAGCTCTTTGGTTTTTTTGGGCTTTGTCTAGGATGTGTCATGCGTTCCAACACATGACAGTTAAGAGCGCATAACAGGCGTTTGCACGCTAGCTACTTTCGGCACTTTAGCACTCTAACTATCGGTACTTTGGCACTCCTAACTAGGCGTAATTATACTATGAAACATGCTTATAATACAAACATTGTTACACAATACCCTTTGAATATATCCCCAATTCTTCTCTTTTTCAAACGTTGGCCTGAAAATTATCAAAAACCTTTGAATTATCCCATTTCACAGTTTGGTGAAATGAGCAAAGAAAGGGGGTTGATATGATATTTGAACCCATTGCCGAAGATGATGTCATCATAACTGATTCAAGAAGCCATTGTTTTCCCGTTGCAATTGCAATGAAATATTCAGTGCACATGGCAGTGTGGATTAGCCATTTAGCTCATTGGACTGAAAAACATTTAGCTTATAACGAAAATATTCATGATGGCTTGTGCTGGAATTACACAACCATAGCCGCCTTAGGTGACTTAATACCTTACATGACTCCAAACCAACGAAGGACAGTAATTGATAACTCTATCAAAGAAGGGTTAGTAATCAAGGGCAACTACAATAAAACAAAATATGACCGTACTGTCTGGTATGCATTAACACCCAAGGCTTATTTATATTATGCCCATCTTTTGACCGAGAAGAATATAAAACACTTGTGGTTATCCATTTGTGAAAAAACCCAAATGGATTTGTTAGCATTCACAAATCTATTTGTGAAAAACCACCAACCTATACCAAATACTAAACCAGATACTAAAACAAATATAAATATAAGCACTTCTGACGAAGTGCCGGATATTGAGAATAATTCGGAAGAAAACGAGGATTTAGGTAATAGCCATAATCAGGCTTTAGAAGAGCACAAGGCACAGAAAGGTCTTGACGTATCAGATACTTGCACTAAATCTGATTATCGAAATAATCAGGACAAATATTTATCTGATTCATCAAAATTAAAACAATATGATATTAAGGATATACTATCCAGTAATATTTTTCAAATTCCAGAACAAATTATTCATGACTGGATTACCAACAGGAAAAAGAAGAGGGCGCCTGTCACACAAACCGCGTGGAACAAAATTAACAAAGAGCTCGCTAAATGCAAAGAGCTTGGGATAGACCCCTTGGAGGCATTTGAAACGATGGTAGCTAGCGGATGGCAATCATTGAAAGTTGAGTATTTCATTACGAAAGAATTATTAAGCAAACAAGAAACTGCTAAAAAGCGCAGCATGGAGCTTGAACAAATGGCTGAGCGACGCAAACAGAAAGAAATTGAAGATTCAAAAAGGTTAAACGGGATTGTAAGTCAGGCATCAGAAGTGGCTCGTAATAAGCTTAGGCAAATAGTAGGGTTGCGTTCCCCCTTAATGAACTCTAGAAAAGATACAGGGTGTAATTAATGCCAACCGCTGATGAATGTAAAAAAATCATCAGTAAATTAGGGTTTAAACTAGAAGTGTCACCAAACCTCATAGCAACGCGCCTATTAAGCGATGATGACAAGGGTGATATGATGGAGGGGAACCTTGAGATATCGTCTCTAGAAGCCGCTGTGGAGGTTTGGAGGGATAATGGAATGCCTAACTATGCTTCTGGAAGGACAGAAACATATGAAGAAGAAAAAAATAAAGCGCTAAGGCAAAAAATGTTTGCACGAGGTCAAGAATGACCAAAAGAGTCGCAATACCCAGTGAGAATCAGGAACAAAGATGGCTTGTAAAATGGTTAAGTAGTCATCCACAAATTAAAGATTTCTTTTGTAAGAACAATAATGAGGGAAAAAGAACGGAGGTACAAACGTGGAACCTAAAGCTCATGGGCCTACGCCCAGGAGTGAGCGACTTATTCATTCCCTACCCTAGCCAAAGCGGTAAATATGCCGGTCTTTGGCTTGAGGTTAAAAGAAATATGAATTATCCACCTTCTGCACGGAAGTCCATTACTTGGATCCAGCAAGAAGTGTGGATTGAACGTATGAAATCCGTTGGATTTGACGGGAGATTCTGTTACGGGTGGGTTAATGGTAAGGAAATAATTGAGGGGTATTTGCTTTCTTAATTGCTTTCTATTAGAGCAAGAATAGAGGATAATAGGCACCTAATTATAAATAATAGCGGAAGAAATATGGATATAGAAGGCCTTATTAATCATACATTAGCCTCCTACACAATTGAAAGACAGTATATTGCCAAACAACTGTTCGACAATAAAGAGCGCATTCAGTTCTGGGAAGATGTACAAGCCATTCATGCTAATGAATCGGTCCAAAACGCGTTACGAGGGGTTACTAATATTCGGCAAATATTAAGTAGTGAAAATTATATGGATTATCTTATAAAAAAAAATGTTTGTGAGCCTTTGTGCTTTATGGATTTCCCATTAAAAACCATAGAGTTTTATTTGCATTTAAAGCACTCTTGTCACGAGCACACTATAGGCAAACTAAATGAATTGGATAAGGATGAATAAATTTAAAAGGAGCATAGATGTCGTGGAATATAAGTGTGGCTTCAGCACAATTGTTGGAAAGTTTAGCGAATTCTATTTACGATCGTGGAAAAGAAAAATCAGTGCCTTTTTGTTTTACGGTAAAAGAAGTGCACATTGTAGAACATTGGTTGAAAGAATCAATTAAAGCCGCTTTGGAAAAATCAGCAGAATATAAAACGTTATCGTCTGAACAACACCATCAATAAAAATCATTCTAACGGCCTTTTAAGCGTGATTTACAGACAACCTATAGTTTATAATGTTTTTGGATATCTCTTCACAGAGAGCATATAAACGCTATTGGAAGGCATTAAATGGCAGACGGTATTGTAAAGTGGTTCGATGATAAAAAAGGGTATGGATTTATTGAGTCTGAAGGGAAAGATTTCTTTGTACATTTTAGAGAAATACAAAAGACGGGATTTAAGAGTCTTAAACCGGATGACAGCGTTACTTTTATCCCCCTAAAAAGTGATAAGGGGCTCAGTGCTACAAAAGTGCATCTTAAATATTAATTGGATAGTGTGTTAGATTATATGCGCATGATTATGTTATAATTAATATTTTAATTACAGGGAGATAGTTATGAGTGAAGTAAAGGATTACACCACTGAAAAAGAATACACGCATTACAACGGCGTCCCTTCAATGTACGGAAAGCTCGTTGATGAGCAGTGTCGTCAGCAACCTAAGTATTGCGAGCCTGGTGATGTTGGTGGTGATATGCGTGGTGACAGACGAAATGAACAGGCTGGTCCTTAATTTTTCGGAGTTATATAGGGTCTGCTGTTTAGGCCCTTTTTACTGAGATATTTCAATGCATCAGCCCACCTCTGAATTGCGAAAAACGGTATCTGCTTTAAAGGCTTTTGGACATACGCATGTAGACATTGCCAAGTACTTGCATATTGATGATGATACGCTGGTTAAATACTATGCGGATGAGCTAGATAACGGCCTTACGGATGCCAATTTCAAAGTAGCTAATAAGCTTTTCAAGAAAGCCTATGAAGACGAAGATGTTAAGGCCCAAATATTTTGGCTTAAGACGCGCGCTAGATGGCGTGAGAAAGACCCTGAAGATATGAATACGGTTAATAATTTACTTGAAAAGATAGTGGACAAGTTGGTTGAGTGATTATAAAGCCGCAAGGAGGCATTATGAATGATACATGGAGGCCATGGCCTTTTGCGATTAAATCCTTCTTACTTCTGATGGCAGGATGGGGCCTGATTACTCTTGCGGGGCTACAATCTCGTGTGGTAAGTATTGAGTCATGGATAGAGATACATGATTCAATGGGAGCCCAGGCCCTGATTAAAGAGAAATAAATTGAATGTATGAAGAAAAGTTAATCCGTGTATTAAAAGACCTTCCTTTATTTGCTAAAAACTTCCTTAAAATTCGCACTAAATCTGGTGCTATAGAGCCTTTTGTGTTTAATCGTGCCCAAAGCTACCTCCATGAACGGCTTGAAACTCAAAAATCCCATACTGGAAAGGTGAGAGCGCTTATTTTAAAAGGGCGCCAACAAGGGTGCTCAACGTACGTTCAAGCTCGTGACTTTCATTTGGTATCTACGCGACGAGGGAAGAAGGCGTTCATTTTGACGCACGAAGCGGAAGCGACTAAAAACTTATTTGATATGACTAAGCGCTACAATGATAGCGTTCCGGAAGGTCTTCTACCAAAGCCTGATACCTCTAGCGCGAAAGAATTAAATTTTAGCTCTTTGGACTCTGGTTATTCCGTTGGAACCGCGGGCAACAAATCCGTAGGGCGCTCACAAACAATCCAAATCTTTCATGGCTCTGAAGTAGCCTATTGGCCGAATGCGGAAGAGCACGCCAAAGGAATCCTTCAAGCCGTTCCCAATGAGCAGGGCACAGAGATAATACTCGAGTCTACAGCTAATGGTATAGGAAACTATTTTTACAATATGTGGGTTGCGGCATCCACTGGGCAGTCCGATTTTCAGGCAATATTTATTCCCTGGTATTGGCAGCCGGAGTATACGTCAGACGCCAAAGAAGCAGAGGTTTGCAGTCCATCGGATGAAGAAGGAACGCTTATCAATACCCATGCCAGTGACGGGCTTACCATGCGTCATTTGTTTTGGCGCCGACGCAAAATACTGGAATTCAGCAATGACTTTGAAACGGGAAGGGAGCTTTTTAACGTAGAATATCCCATGACTGCGTTGGATGCATTTAGAAACCCCGTAGCGGACCGATTTATTAAGGCTGATATTGTCACTAAAGCCCGGCGCAATAGGGTTGAAAGTACTTCTCCGTTGGTTATTGGGATAGATCCTGCCATCAGTGACCATGATAGAACGGCTATCATTCGACGAAAAGGGCGTCTCGTATACAATTGCGAAACTCACTTTAATCTCAATACTATGGAGCTCGTAGGCTTAATTAGGCGTCTCATAGACAAAGAGCGACCAGCTAAAGTCTGTATAGATTGCATAGGTATTGGAGCCGGTATTGTTGATAGATTGCTAGAAATTGGGTACGAATGTGTTGAGGGCGTTAATGTTGCGCGGTCTGCTAATGACAAAGACAAGTTTCGTAACTTGCGGGCAGAATTATGGTATGATATGCGCGAATGGTTAACCCAAGAAACGCCCGTACAGCTACCGGATAGCGATGAATTGTTAGGAGATTTAACAAGCTTGGGCTACAAGTATGACAGCTCTCATCGACTCCAAATAGAGTCTAAAGACGACTTACGAAGACGGGGAATAAAGTCTCCGGATACCGCGGATGCCTTGGCCTTAACTTTTTACGTAGGCGACTATCTACAGGGCGGTGGCTATACTGTAAAACGACTTCCCGAAAATTCAGCGGGTATGTTTATTTAATATAAACAATAACAAGGACTTACAATGGCCAGGAAGGCAGAGAAAATTGCTCACCAAGCGCGTATTGCTTGTGAAAAATGGCGTGAATTCTTCAAATACAATATAGACTTGTATCACATGATGCATACTTTTGTCTTAGGTCAGCAGTGGACCGATGATGAAGAAGAAATGCTAAAAACCTTCAGAAAAGTCCCTCTTACATGTAATAAACTAGCGGCCATGGCCAATGCTTTATGCGGTGAACAGCAACAAAATACACCTCAGCTCGAAGTAGTGCCTATGGAAAACTGTGACGCTGAAACGGCAAAGCTGCGTGAGCTTATTATCAAAGATGTGATGTTTTCTACGGATGCCACTACCTCCTATCAAGTAGCTGCTTCTCAAGCCTTTATTGGAGGCTTTTCTGCTTTTTGTATAGATACGGATTATGTTCATCAAAAATCATTTGAGCTCGATATTGTCTACAGGCATTTTAAAGATGCAACACGTACGTATTTTGATATGGGCGCTGAACGCATCAACAAAACAGACGGCATGCATGCGGGCTATATTACACGGATGACCCGGCCTAAGTTTAAGCAAATATACGGTAAAGATATGGAGGAAAAGATATTGCGCACCATGTCACCTACACAGTCACAAGAAGAAATTGCACTTGCAACCCAACCAAGCGATGGAGAAGACCCTTTTACCTGGGCTGATAATGAAGCAGTAACTATAATAGACCACTTTGTACGTAAGTATGAAAAAGACACACTATACAAGTTATCCAATGGACGCACCGTTAATCAGGATGAGCTTGATGAAATCATAGAGAAGTCTATTGCTATTAATGAAATGCATGCCCTTATGGAAGAAGAGTCTGTCATGGGAATGCCTATGGATAGCGGAGATATGGTAGCCCAGGATGCAGGCGCAGAAGGCGAGGAAGTCTTATCCAGTGAGCCTGAGTCTACGGATTTGGATATGCTAACGCTGTTTGATGATGGCGAAATGGTTCGAATCGAAGATAAAAAAGAGGCTAAAAAGCATAAGATAATGCACTATAAGATAGCTGGTGATTATATTCTTGAAGAAAGCGAATTTCCATCCGACCAATTGCCAGTGATATTTGTAGACCAAAACAGTTATTACGAGAAAGACGGAAAGCAAGTGTGTCGTTCTTTCTTTGGGGATTGCAAAGACACGCAGCGCTATCTTAATTATTTGCGCACCCAGTCCGCCTACATTTTAAAAATTAGTCGCTATGACCAATTCATAGGAAGTAAAAACAACGTTAAAGGATTAGACACCCAAGCTAATTGGCGAGACCCCACCAATACGCAAGGACTTTTGACGTATGATGAATCCCCTAATGGGCATAAGCCTGAACAGTTACGTCCTCCTGAATTATCACAATCTTTATTTACTCAATATCAACTCGCTATAGAAGATTTATACACCTCTACGGGCCTGTACCCAACAAGAATGGGTCAGCAAGGAAATGAAATCTCTGGAGCAGCTATCGATGCGAGAACCCGACAAGGAAGTTATTCTACATATGTTGCTTTCAATTCTATCAATCGTGCTATTGCTGTTGGCGGTGAAATTGTCAATGAGATGATACCGCGGGTGTACGATACGGAGCGTGTCGTGTCATTAATGACGCCGGATGAAGGCATGAAGAACATTACCATTAATGAAATGGCTGATGACTATGGCGAGGTCATTAAAAATGATATTCGAAAAGGGACATACCAAGTTCGCCTAAAACCAGGGCCAAGTTTTGAAGGACAAAAACAACAAGCACTGGATTCATTGCAGCAGATACTCCAAGCCGACCCGCAAGCATTTGGGTTAATTGCTGACCTTTATGCTGAAAATCTACCGCTTATGAATACAATTGAGATTAAAAACAGGCTCAAAACGCTTGTCCCTCCTCAAATTATAGAAGCAGGAAAAACCGGTAAGATGCCTAATGAATCAGGACAGCCCTCACCTGAGCAACAAGCCATGGCTATGGAGCAGCAGGCGCAACAACAGCAGATGCAATTGAAAGTTAAAGAAGTAGAGCTCAAAGAAAAGGAAATAGAGCTTAAGCGTCAACAAATCATCATGGAAGCGCAATTTAAGATTCAAGAACTAGAAACGGAGCG